CTGGGATGTCAGTGTTTCCGCTGGTGAATCAGAGGACAGGCTAAAGAAGCAACTGATTCAGATTGAACAAATGGTTAATGACTCTAAAGTCACATCATTGCCAGCTGGTGAAGCTTTGAAACAGTATTGGGATTATCGCACCCGCAACGTAGCTAAAGTATTAGAATTGAATCCTGCTTTGGCTAACGAAGCCTGGAAGAAAAAACAGGAATCTGCTGGGTTCCGCGCAAAACTTACTCAAATGGGCGAAGCTCTTGTTGAGAAGTACCCAGATTTTGCCCCAATGTGGGAAAAGGTATTATCTAGAGAGTTCGACCCACCAGAAATTGGACAATAACAATGAGCATGCGACCAAGAGATTTAACAGACCCTAATAGCGGCAACAGCACAGAGTTCCCTTCTGATGTTGACACTGGGGATGCGGTTCTAACAATCGACTCTTCGAAAGTCCCACTTGGAAAAGTCAAAACAGGTTATCAAATTCCAACCGACTTTGGGACACCAGATGCGCCGAAGGTGTACATTGCAGAAGACATCAACATCATTTTCAAATCAACTAAAACGGATTTGATTCGATACAACGATTTGTTGATGAAAGCTGTACCTGGATTTCGCCCAATGTCGGTGGGAAACCCTATGGATACTAAGCTTCAATCCGCTTTTTTGAAAGCTTTAACAGCAATCAACATTATAAACCAAGGTGCCAATAGCCCTATTGCTGGTAAATCGTTAGACGAAAGCTTGGTGTATCTATCTAAAAACCCAGTGATTTCTGGCAACGTAGGGTCTATTCCCACCTACCGTCTGAATGACCCAGATACTTTGAAGAAAGCATTTGAGGGTGGCGCACAATCAGCCCTAGGTCGCACTTTGTCTGAGCAAGAAATGAATAAACTGGTCAATTCATTTAACCAATTAGATATGAATTACCAACGTGCGGCTGCAGGCGGTGGAATTGTCACACAACCACCCAACGCAGAAGTATTTGCTGAAACACAAGCAGAAAAAATGGCACCAGTTGAAGCCGAATCATACGACTATATGAACTATATGGGCGCACTATCTAAATGGATGCAAGGATAATCATGGCAACTACACCACCAACAGAACCTAAAATGCCAGCAAAAGGCACACCAGCATGGATACAGTACGCCAAAGAACAATACGGTTGGGTCGCAGACCTATACCAATCCGTGCCTGAATTGCAAGCAATCATTGACCAAGCCGTAAGAGAGAAGTGGCTTACCCCACGTTTCCTTAACGCTGTTCAATCCACCCAATGGTCGAAAACAAAAGACGCTAAAGAACGTGCCTACCTTGACAAGCAAACCACAGACCCAACCACCCTTGCCAATGACATCAACGCTAAACAGTTTGAACTTGAAACCTATATTGGCAAACAAGGCTACTCACTAGACCCTGTTGCGTTAAAAAACCTTGCCACACAAGCTATTAAATACGGTTGGGATACTAACGAAACAGCCCGTTATGTTGGTGCAGAAGTAGCCAAAACAGGTAGAACCCCTGGCGGTGTAGCAGGCGAAGCAACCACAAAAGGTTTAGACGCTGCAACGGTTCGCCAATACGCTATCGACTACGGCATCAAACTCGATGACGCAACCATCAACGCATATTCCCAGAACCTCATCATGAAGACCATGACCCCTGAACAGGTTAAGGAGATGATGCGGCGTGACGCGGAGAACTTGTACCCTGCGTTGAAAGGACAGTTGGACGCTGGTCGTACCGTCGCACAAGCTACGGCAACCTATCGTGCTGTCGCTGCAAGCACTCTTGGCATTGACCCGTACACGATTGACTTCACGGATGCGAACAAGTGGGGGCGTTTGTTGTCATACCAGGACCCGAACACGAATGAGACTCGCCTGATGAATGTGACGGAGTGGGGCAAGTTCCTGCGTACGTTGCCTGAATGGCAGTCAACTGATGAGGCTAAGACGTTGTATCGTGATGTGGCTTCTACTATTACTAGAGGTTTCGGAGCAGTGAAAGGTTAACCATTATGGCTTTGACTAAACAAGAACGCCAAGAATTATTTATTCAACAGCGCACCGCTGAACTTCAAGCTGCTGGTAAGCCTGTTGATACTGCTGCCCTTAATGCTCGTTTCGCTGAACTATCTGCTACTCCTGAAGGTCGTAAGCAAATTACAGCTAAAGTTCAGTTGGCTCAACGCCCACCACAGGATGTTGCTACGACACTTCCAGATTTCGGTGCTACGCCAGTTACGCCAAGCAACGAGGCACCGACTGGTCCGTCAATTCCAACAATGGTTTACAACCCTGTTACTCCATCCACGCCTACGGTGCTGCCAGTTGGCAACGCTGCTGCCGATGAACTCAAAGCCGTGCTTCGACGTTATGGTCTCGAAGGACTGTTCGATACCCTGAACCAAGCTGTCATGGCTGACACCACATTGGTGCGTAACGCTGACGCATTGTTTGGTTCTATCCGTGAAACACCCATCTACAAGGAACGGTTTAAAGGTAACGCCACCCGTGTGTCTAAAGGTTTGCCTGAGCTTTCTGAAGCTGAGTACATCAACCAGGAAATGTCATACAAAACAAACCTGAAGAACCTTGGCATGCCAAAAGGCTTCTACGACACCCAAGAAGCTTTCGCCAACTTCATCGCCAACGACATCTCCCCAGTCGAACTAGCCCAAAGAATACAACAAGGGTATAACGCAGTAACCCAAGCCAGCCCAGAAGTCGTCAGCCAACTCAAACGAATGGTCCCCGACCTAACAGACGGTGACATTGCCGCCTACTTCCTAGACCCAACAAAATCAGGTCAAGAAATAGAACGCAAAGCCCGCGCCGCACAAATCTCCGCAGCAGGCGTAACCCAAGGCGGCATGCAAATCACAACCGCACAAGCAGAACAGTTAGCCAAACAAGGTGTCACCGCCGAACAAGCCCAACAAGGCTTCGCTCAAATCGGACAACAAGAACAACTATTCCGTTCCAACCTGATGGGCGAACAAGCACTCACCCAAGAACAAATCGTTGCAGGCACACTCACCAACGACCAAGCCGCCGCACAACGAATCGCACGCCGCCGACGCGGACGCACCGCAGCATTCGAAACAGGTGGCAGCTTCACAGGACAAGGTGGACAACAGACAGGACTCACCACAGTCGGAATGTAATGTGTTATAGTTCGTAATACCTTCACGGGCAACCCCCGAACCGTGCGGAGCAATATGGGGTGACAAATCAACAGCAGCCATCACTACCCTCCAGAGTGATGTGGGCAAAAGGAGAGTGCCATATGTCAGATATTGACAACTACGACAGCGAAGACCAAATGGACGACAACCGAAACCCTGTTAGGGCAAGGATGCGTCAACTGGAAAAGGAAAACGCAGAAGCCAAAAAACTTCTTGCGGAAGCCGACATCGCCAAACGAGAACTAGCGTTTGTGAAAGCAGGCATCGACCTGACTGCACCAGCGTCAAAGTATTTCGTTAAAGGTTATGACGGTGAACTTTCCCCAGAGTCCATCAGACAAGCTGCAGTGGAAGCACAATTGATTAGTCCCCCAGAACCAAGTCCGTTAATGGAAGAAGCACAAGCTTGGAACCGAACAGCAAAAATTGCTGCAGGTTCACAAACCGCTCAACCACCAATCGACTGGAACCGCAGACTACAAGACGCGCGAAGTCCACAAGAAGTAGATTCAATTTTGGCAGAGGCACGAATAGCATTAGGAAATTCATAAACCTCTAAACCAAAGGAAAAATTAAAATGGCAGGCGAAACAACAACCTCGTCACTGTCCGTAGACCAGGTAGCGTTTGACCGTTTGGCGTACTTCGCCCTTCGTTCAGAACTCCTCTTCGACCAGGCAGCAGACGTACAACCAGTACAGCAGGCAATGCCAGGTACGGGCGTAACATTCACCATCTTCAGCGACATTGCAGCAGCAACGTCAACGTTGAACGAAGTTACCGACGTAACCCCAACAGCATTGTCCGACAGCCAAGTAACCGTAACTCTTAACGAATACGGTAACGCAGTAGTAACCACCGCCAAGTTGCGTGGAACAGCGTTCTTGGATGTTGACACAGCAGCAGCAAACATCATCGGATACAACGCAGGCGATTCAATCGACCAGGTTATCCGTGAAGTTCTTGCTGGCGGAACCAACGTTGTTTACGCAACGGGTGGAACCACCACACCAACCAGCCGTGAATCGATTTCAACAGACGACGTACTCGCCGCTGACGATGTTCGCAGGGTAGTTGCACAACTCCGTGGCGCAAACGTCGCAACGTTCGAAGGTTCGTACATGGGATTCATTCACCCAGACGTATCGTACGACTTCCGTTCAAGCACCGACGCATCGGCATGGCGTACCCCAGCAAACTACGTAAACCCAGAGGGTATCTACAACGGCGAAATCGGCAAGTTCGAATCCGTACGTTTCATCGAAACCCCACGCGCCAAGGTGTTCACGAACGCTTCGAACGGTACCAGCACAACTGGTTCAATCGATGCATACTGCACACACATCATGGGTCGTCAGGCTCTTGCTAAGGCGTTCAGCGTGCAGGATGGCAACGGTGCTGTACCGAAGATTGTCCGTGGCAACGTAACCGACATCCTCATGCGCTTGCAGCCATTGGGTTGGTACTGGTTGGGTGGCTATGGTCGCTTCCGCGAAGCATCACTCCGCCGTATCGAGTCAGCATCAAGCATTGGCTCCAACTAATAACTGATAACAGTTAAAGCAAAAGCCCCTCATTTCCCCTAGTACGGGAGGTGGGGGGCTTTCGTTTTGATACAATCACACAACATGCCCATTTTTGTTACACCACCAGAATCAAGTGTCCGTTTTTACGGTGCTAGACTGTTCGCCTTTTTACAACTAGGAATTCGCGGGAAAAACTTGTACTGGTTGAACAACGGAACTTACACCACCAACCAACCGTCAGAGATGGATACGGTGCGCCGCACATTCCTCGGTGGGCATGACAACTATGTGACAGACAGCGAAGCAGCAGCACTTATTGCGGCAGGTTACTCTGTGCTTCCTGGAACCTTTGAGTTAGACTCTGTATATTCTTCTAGTTTGGATTCTTCTGCGACGTTAGGTAACTAAATTTATGGCACAGTTCAAAAAGTTCACATCCGAAACC